TTCTACTACTAAGTTTCCTATGACTGTTAGATTGCTACCTATTTTAGCATCTCCATACACATGAAGCTCTATTCCTGATTCTGGTGTTACACCTATTCCTACTTGTGTAGTAGATACCCACATAGGTGAATTATTACCAAAACCATCAGTTAGTTGTTTTGCACCAACTGTTATATTTCCATTATCAGAAAACTTTACAAGTGACTGATAAGTATTTTTTATTTTATTTCCTGAAAGTGTAGCCATTATCCTTCTTTTTTAAATAAGTTAATAATTTTTTTACATTAACCTGTTTAGGTTTGTAGTTCTTCTTTATAATACCCATCCGTGAAATCCTGTGTCTTTATCTGGATAAATATCTTGATTAGAATTACTGTAATACTCATCAAATTTAGATGGAGCGTTAAAGCTCATGTAATCTATAAATCTTTGAGCATAATATTCAGCGAAATCTCTTTCCTTTTGAATTAAGAAATCTATCTCTTCTTTATTAGCTATCTGACTGTTTTCAGAGTTGTGTTTATATACACCTCCATTTGATATAGAATATGCTGCAAATGGCAAGTATTCTACCATAGCAAAGTGTATAAGCATTGGTTGTATATAGTCATTTACTAAAGCCAAGTAATCTCCAGTTAAAGTTCCTGCTATTATATCGGCACTAATCTTGTCATATAAATCTGTGCCTAAATAGTTTTGTATATGTATTTCTTGAGCCAAGTCAATAAACTGTATAAATTTATCTGTATCTACGTTTGAATTTAATGCAGTATTTTTAACTAAATCTGACCTTTTTATAAATAGTGCTTTTGCCATTATTCTTCTATATTTATGGATTCATCTTCTATTACTTCACTATCATCTTTTTTTATTCCTGTTTCTTTTTCTATTTCTGCATCTGTAACAGCATTAGTTAAATCGGTAAATTCTAAAGGTTGTAGTGTTTTAAAGTATATATCTAATTCAATTCCGTTATACATTAATATTTTTTCTAGTTCATCTAGTATAGTGACTTGCATTGGTCTTATAACTGTATTATCCATAAGTAATGAAGCTGTCTGTAATTCTTCTGCATTGTTTCCTAGACCTGTGTTGTCTTTTATTCCTACAAGCATAGGAGATACAATCCTATGTGATACCATTACCTTTCTCATAGATTCATCACTAAGAAATTTATACTGCTCATGTGCATCACTTAGTATAACTGGTTCAATACTTGCAGAGAGTTCTTTGCTATCATTAAACGCTAATATAAATCTACCAGCATTAGAAGAACCACTAAACTTTTCCTGTATGTTTTGCTCAATCAAACTTCTTTGCTCTTCTGTAGGAACACCATTATTAAAGTTTATAAGCATACTTGGTGCAAGTCCATTTTGTATATTATTTATATGATAATTAGCTATCTCTTCTTCTAGTTCTGCATACTGTAAACCACCCTGATAATCTACTGGAGAATAATAATAAAATCCAGCTCTATATGGTTTTATATATAATATCTCTAACCCTGAATTACTTGTGCCAAATGCAGGTATTCTTTTAGGTTGACTTTTAAATGTAACCTCTGACCAATCTTTAGCATAGTAATAACCTTGTATTTCACCCTTGCTATTTGCTTTCTCTGCCCTTAACGTCTCTACAGGTATATGTTCTACTTGCACAATCTTTTTTCTGTCCTTAGAATAGATTATTTGAATTGCAGCTTGACCCATCATTTTATAGTCATAGCATACTTTCTTCATACAAGACTTAGTAAAGAGCTCTTTCATCTCTATATAGTCTTTACCTTTTGTATCTTCTTCTACAGCATCTATTCCTTTACCATATATCATTTCTGCTATACCATTAATAGCAGCATTATTTGTTGGACTGCCATTATATCTGTCTATTAGATAATCAAAATAATTGTTGTCATCTCCATACTCAACCCACTCTCTATTGTATTGTTCTTTAACCTCAGGTCTAGTATAAGATGACATATTAACTATATGTATCTTTCCTTTTTCTACTTTTGGCAAAGATTTGCTGTTGTATCTCTTTTTTGCCATTTTATTTACTTTTCTCATATTATTACAAAATCGTTATCGTATGTATTTTCTGTAGTGTATTCTCCAGAATGTACATCAAAGGTATTAAAATTAGTTTGATTTGTACAGAAAATAGAACCTCTATATATTACCGTAGAGCCACTTTTAATTGCAAATGAATAAAACCTATCCTCAATTAAAGAAAAGCTCCCTGTGAGCGTCATATAGCCGTTAGAATTAGTTACAGAAACAGTAACAGCACTTGTAGTTCTTTTAGATTTATCGGTTAATTCAAAAGTAACTGAGCTTTCTGCACTTCTAGGAATTACCTTAAAACTCTGAGCGTCTGTTGATGTCGTTAATATTACCATATTATAAGTAACAAATAATACTTAATTTGTTTTCATAAAAAAAGGGACACCGAAGCATCCCTTGATTTAACCTAATTAAATTTAGTTATTATGAATTAGTACCTACTGTAACAGTTACAGTTGCACTACTCATTCCAGCATAAGGGTCAGCAGATGTAGGTGAATCTACAAAGTTAGCTGGTTTTACTTCCATAGCAGATAAACTAAGTGTATAACCACTTAAATCTCCCATAGCAGCTCCAGTAACTATAGTACCTCCTGATACATCAGCTCCATGCTGTAGTCCCATTAAAAATACATTTCCGTTATAATCTTCAACAGCAACATGAGGTCTTCCGTAAGCTAATAATTTTAATTCTTTATTGTCTTCTTTAGATAACTTATGTAGTGTTAAATTTAATGTTTGTTCAAAGAATGTAGTTCCATTCTCTCTTGAAGACGTAATGTTTTGTTCAAAAGATGAGTTTCCTTTTACTTCGTATTTAAAGGCAGTGAAAGTTCCAGATAAATCTGTTATTTCATCGTCAGTTTCTGTAACTGTACCTAAATCTCCAAAATCAGTAAAATAAACTGCTCTTATGCCACCAACAACATCTTTACAAGGTTCTTTTCTACCTAATGATAAATCGCAAGCCATAGTTTTATTTTTTTATTATAAAAAAAGGGTAAGTAAGCATTAACCCACCTACCCTAATTTTTGGTTAATTTAATTTATTAAGAATAAAGTACAATATCAGCACCAATTCCATACTGTACACCAGCAGTAAACCTCATAACAATTCTTACGTTTTGAGAACCGTCTAAGTCAGCCATATCAATAACTTTTACTTCGTTATGGTCAGATAAAAGACCTGTTCCAAAGAATAAGTTAGATTTTTCAGCAGCAACAGCTTTGTTGTCACCAAGTCCGTTAGCAACAAATAATTTTACACCATCAAAAGATAATGCTCCATTTTGCCACCACATAGTACCTTGATTAGATACACCGTTTGCTCCAATGCTAGATACGTTTTCAGTTCCAGCAGCGTTTTCTAAGATTCCAAATCCTCCTAGTGCTCTTACATAAGCTCTAGCGATGTTTTGAGATACATAGATGTATAAATCTTCTTTTCCATATAAAGCAGAAGGAATAGCATCAACTATTTTTCCTAGCTCTGCAATTACGTTAGAAGATGTTACGGTTCCAGCAGCAACGTCAATAATATCTCCGTCAGCTCCCATTAAAGTTGTAAATCCGTCAAATTCTCCAGCATTAGCGACAACGCCAGACCAGATATTGTTTTCTGTTTTTTCAGCAACTAATCCAGAAACGTGACCAATTAGATAGTCAGAGAATTTTGGAGGTAGGTTGTCAAAAGCAGAATATCCCATAGATACAGCTTCCCAATCACTTCTAAAGTCTTGCTTACAAAGTTCAAGGTTTACTTGGAATTCTTCTGGTTGAAGTATTCTTTCAGTTAATGATAAAGTACCTGTAGCTGTAAAGTCACAAGTACCGTCTTTAATTACGTTAGCATCAGTAGCAATTTTTTTAATTACTTCTTTAAACTTTACGTTTGGTTTTATTTCTATACCACCTTTATCAAGAGTAACACCTGATAATAAAGCAGCAGAAATATACTTCCCTGCAAATTCACCTGCATAAGAAGTAGTAATTGATGTAGTAGTAGCCATTTTTTAATTGTTTTTGTTTTAGTTTATTTTAAATTAGCAATTCTGTTCATTACTCTATCTCTAGTGTTCATAACTCTGTTTTGACCAAAAGATTTAAAGTTTTGTTTTGTTTCCCCCTCAGGGTTGTGTGATATTGGTTCTGAAGCTGGTTCAGCAGATAACTTCTCTATTTTAGTTTCCATAGATAGTTTTTCTTCACTGTAACCTAATTTCATTTCCTCAATCATTCCTTTTAATTCAGAGATTTTAGAATCAAACTCGTCTCTCCCAACGTATTTAGTTTCATCCATTTCAATTTCTTCAGAAGCTTCCTCTATAACAGGAACTTCGTCTTGTAATTCTTCAGAAACAACTTCTTCAGTAGATAATTTCTCTTTAACTTCTTCTTGGCAGGCAAGTTCTGTTAATTCTTGAGATAATTTCTCTTCTTCTTTAATTTGTTCCGAAAGATTTACTTCTTGATTTACTTCAACTTCTTTTACTTCATCTTTCTTAACTAATGATAGTTTTTCCATGATGTCGTTCAAAATCGAGGTAGCTTTAGTGTTTTCCATAAATTTCGATTATTAAATTAATTTATCTTACTTAAATAACTGTATGTAAAAAGGTTGTTAGATTTTTAATTTGCAGCAATACAGGCTGTACAATTATCATATAATGTAACAGATTCAATTTCTAATCCAACTTCTGTTGTTGTTTTAAGCACAGTATAACATCCTGTGTGATGACTATTTTTTAATGTTAAATGATAAACATTACCAACAACTAAAGATATTGTGTCAGACCAAATATTGTGTTTGTGACCGTCTGCACAAAACTCAACTCTATACATATTTTCTTTAGGAGACAAAGCACTAATTCTGCCCACTCCTTGACTTCTATAAGTTCCGTCACAACACTTTCTTGAATAAGTGCCATTTTTACACATACATCCTCTTCTACTACCACTTGGAACGGCTTGTCCTAACGTTTCATTTGTTTTACTCATAACTTAATTTTTAGGAACACAATTAGGCACTAATACACCATTTTTATCTTTCATTCCAATTTGCTCATATCCTGCTTGACATGGGTCATTATCGTTTAAATCTATTTCTCCTAATTCTTTCAGCTTACCTCTTGACCAAGCTAAACCTGCTTTACCTCCCCATAATAGATAAGATATAGTTCCACAAGCTTTGCTGTCTCCAGCATCATAATATGTCTCTGCTCGACTTAAATAAGAATACATCCTCTTAATTGTTGACACACTTAATTTTTCGCCTCTACTGAGCTGCTGTGCACGAATTTTTCCTACGCTTGTGGCACATTTATTATTTACTTTTTTATTAAGTTCAATACCTCTTTTAGCGTTATTTCTAACGCCACTTCCGTAATCACTATAAGTAGCAAACTCATATTTATTATCTAGTATTGAATTAGCAATCTCTAATAGTATTTCTTTAGCTTCTTCTTCATTGTCTATTTCATTTATCCTACTCATAGCTATTTTATCAGTAAAATAACCTTCTATAGAGAATCCTTTTACTTTACCAGTTTTAACATAGTCATTCCATACCTCATCATTGTTAACCTTCATAGAAACCATCCAAGTACCTACTGGTAGATTCATATCATACTTTCTTGATTTATCGTGTACTTCATCTTCTATAATCCAAGATTCAACTACAGATAATCCATGCAATTCAGCTTGATGTTCTAGTGTAGATTTATTTTGATTACCTCTCATTAAAAACAGTTGAGATGCTTGTCTAACTGTATCTTCACTAAAGAATATATAATACTCATCTTCACCGTTTCTTCTATAGATGTTTTTGTTAGGAACTAAGGCAGCTCCCATTAATATCTTTTTGTCTTTACTAACTTCAGCTAATTGTATTTCTTGTTGTTTAGATAGTGCAATAAAGTTCTCTTCTATTGCAGGTTCATCAACTATAGATATAGCTTCTATTCCTGATAATAATTGTTCTTCGTCTATAAGTAGTTCTACTATTTTCATATTGAATTTATTTTAATAATTAACCGACTGATGCCGTGTTTGTAATATTTCTTTCTAGTTCTTGAGCTGATGTTATATCTTTGCTTACAACAAACGCTTTTAATGGTTGCCCTGTTACACCTGCTAATGTGGTTGCCAATTGACTTACTCCACCTGCTCCTACAACATTAAAGTCAGGAGCCTGAACCTCTGCTCCTCCTCCTACGTCTCCTCCACCACTCAAAGATGCCGCTACAGATGATTTGCTTTTAATTGCACTTATACCTCCTGCTGCTGCTGCAACTATACCTGCAATATTCACCCCAGAAACTATATTATTTTTTAACACTCTAACTCTTCCTCTTGGAACAGCAGTAACGTCACCTAATGCAGCTCTTGCTTGAGAGGCTGCTTGAATTACAGTGTTAGTTTCTTTTGTTTTCATTACTACTTTTGCAATAGCTTCTGCTTTTTCTGTAATAATTGCTGCTATTTTAAAACCATCATCTAAACTTCCTAATGCTTTTAATCCTTTACTAATAGAACTTACGGAATCAAAGTAACCCTTTTTTATTCTTATTCTTGCATCAGCTTCTATCTTTTCATATCTTGTAGCATCTTCTAATCTTTTTTTATATTTTTCGCCAAATTCTGCAAGACTTGCATCTCTTTCTTCTAACCCTGCTTCTAAAGCTTCTCCAGCCATTATCTGTCTAAATCTTTCTAAATATTCTTCGTTTTGTTCAACCCCTTGTGTAAGTATTTCTTGCGTTGATACTACTGTTCTTTCTGTAATTTCAGTAGCAATATCTGAAAATCCTAATAATACATTTATTCTGTTTTTTATTTCTTGCTCTTCTTCAGTTTCAACTTCACGGAGTTCTTTTTGTTTTTCTATTTTTTCATCTATTCTAATTAGTTCTTTTTCATGATTTAAAATATCTTTCTCGTTATTTAAAACTTTTAGCCCTTCTGCTGCTGTAATTTCTTCAGTTAACCTTTTTTCTCTTATTTTTTTATTATAAGCTATTCTTTCTTCTTGTGCATCAATCTCATTTTGTTTATCATTTAATGCACTTCTTACTGCTATTTCTTTATCTATTTGTATTTGTAATAATTTTGAAGATTCTTTTTCTATTTCGCTTTGTGCTGCTCTTGATATAGCAAGTTTTTTTATTTCTTCTCTTTGTAATTTATTTATATCTAAAGAAGCTTGTGTTTTGTTTTTTACATCTTCTATTGATAATCCAGCTTTTTCTAATTTATCTATATATTCTGGAAACTCTTTATTTAATGCATAAATTGCATCTAATTGTTCTTGTTCACCTTTTGTAGCGTTTTGTAATGTTCTTATGTAAATTTCAAATCTACCTGTAGTGTTTCCTATACTTGAACTAATATCTTCAAAAGATTCTTTTAATTCATTTCCAAATCCTACTAAGTCTTTAAAGAACTTTAATATTGCAGGACCAAATGAAATTAATAGTTGAATACCTATTAATAATCCACCAGTACCCCATAAAGAACCAATTAGTTGTTTGAATGAAGCTATAACTCCATCATTAGTTTTTACAAAAGAACCAAATAAACTTACTATTTGACCTAAGTTGTTAGCCATCGCAGTAAACCCATAAGAAGCATCCGAAGCTAAACGACCAGTTTCTAAAAGTATTGCATTATTTAATCCAGATTGTGCTCTTGCATTACCAGTTGCTTCTGCTACATCTACTTGAGATAAAGCTTGCTGTTTAAGAGAATCAGTATATAATTTATTTTGTATTACGTTTTTTTGTTGAGTAATATATTGCTTCTCTTGTTCTGCTGTCATTTTCTTAAACTCAGTAGTAGTTTTCCCTAAACTATTACCAAGTTTTTTGTTTGAAGCACTTGCTTTATCGTCAAGTATTACTTGAATAAGTATTTTCTTAGTTGCCATGTCTCAGTCTTTTAAGTTGTTCTTTCATTTCTTCAAAACTATTTATTGCTGCATACTTACCTTTAGCTATTTCTGTATTTTCTCCAGCTCCATACCACTCAGAGGCATTTAATAAATCAAGTATATCTTTAATCATATTTATAATTTGTTTAATAGTTCTAATTGACTTACTTCAGTTTTAAAGTTTGTACTTATAGAATTAATCGTAAAAGTTCTATCTTGTATCACAAGCTCATCATTTAATCTATAATTAGCTAATATATCTGTTGGCAAGTAACCTTTTAACTTATATATTCTTTTCTTTTCTTCAAATATGCCATTAATATAATTAGCGTAGAATTTTTTAAACAATGAATTAGTTAAACCATTTGTACTATAATTTGTTAAATTCCATTCATCAATTTCATCATCAAAGTTAATTGTAAACGCTGGTGCTGTTGATGTTGTACCATCTTCATTTGTATTTGACGGTCTGTAATATTGTGTTATTTCTATAGGCGTTCCATCTGAAATCCATTTAATTCCTGTTCCTGAACTTAACCCTGTTTCTTGTATTGCATAAAACACCAGTGGTTTAGTTAATACTGGAGAATAATTTCCTGTAGCTGGAGTTACATCTGTTTTAGATTCAAAATCTCCATCTGCTGAATAACCCCACAATATATCTGTTATGTATGGAGATGGTGATGTTATTGATGTATAAGGACTTGTTCCTGTTTGGTTAGCATCAATAATTCTTTCAAACTTCATGTGTTCAAACGGAACCTTGACTTCATATTTAGTTCCTCTATCTACAAATGTAGGTTTCACTTCTTCGTTTCCAAATATGTCGTTAAATTGTTCTTTATGATTTATAGATAATAAAGTAGAGGGTTCTTCATACTCAAAATTAATTTGATTATATTCAAAAGCTCTTTCTATGGTTAAATCTTTTGTATCTATATGTTTTGTTATATCATAACTGCCTTCAGAAGGATTGTTTACTGCATCTAAATAAAAGTTATCTAAAGTATCTACATATATTTTACCAAAGTCAGTGTCAGCTACATCATCAATATAATATGCTGTTAAATTAAACATCTTGAATAATCCTGTAAGAAAATCTATAGTTTTAATTTGTGGAACATTATCAGTTATTATTATTTCACCAGTTGTAGCTATACTTGCTCCAGTACCACCTATATTAAACACAGCAGTATTAGTACTAGTAGGTGTTTGTGTTATTGGATTTAATATGTATTCTGTCATGTTTAAGGTTGGAGTAAACGACAAATTAGTGTTAGATTCAACAACCCATTTGATTTGATAATTAACTAATTCAAATGTTGATATTAATTGAACAGTAAAATCTCTTGATGCACCAGAACCTAATGCTAACTGTGCTAATGTGTTTCCAGTAACATAATCAACAGCTTTAACGCTATAAGGAATATTTTGATTAGCACCTGCTGTAGTTATTGTTAATTGTGCATCATAACGTCTTGTATGCCCTGATGTTGATACAGTCCAAGTATCTCCAGTTATATTAAACCCTAAATCACCAGAAGAATAACCCCAAGCACCACATATACGACTTAATGTTTCTTCTTGGTTTTCATCTCCTCCTACAGCTCCTTTGTTTCTACTTAACCAAAGAAATAGATTGCTAAATTCTGTTGAGTTAAAGAAATCTCTAGTAAAGACTACATTAGAAGAATATCCATTAGCTGTAGTGTATTTGTCTTCTATAGCTTCTATTATAGTTAAACATTTTACAGCAGGTTTTAAATCATCAAAAGCTAATCCAATATTATTTTGTGATGTGTTGTAATATAAATTACCACTATAATTGGGACTAGATTGAGCTGAATCATAATAAAATCTTTTAGTGTGAGATATTAAAGGGTATATTATTTTACCAGAAGATAAACCTGATTGTAAACCATTTTTTACATTTGTACTTGTATAGTCATGAGTATAATCATCTAATTGACCAAGTGTACTTAATTCATCGTCTCCAAGTAAATCTTTTAAGTTTATAGTATTGCCATAAAAAATAACTTCATAGGAAAAAGGTTTATTGTCTTTCATCTTAACATTATTAAGAGAAATCTTTCCTCTTCTAAATGGAGAGAAATCCAATTCCATTACAGCATCTTTTCTATTTCTTGCATCAAAACCATTATCAATGTTATAATTATACCAGTGTTGAAATAATTTGTTATTTGTTTTAGAGGCAGGTAATGTAAATGTTTGACTAAAGTCAGTGAATACTTTTTGTATATCTCTTACATCTTGTATTTTAGATGTTAATGAAATAGTTTCGTCATTAAACATATCTACTCTCTTATAGACATCATCACTGTTTTTTATGTATAATACTATTTTTTGCATTATAAAATATTATTTATTTTATCGTAAGCATAGTCAAAAGATAAAGTGTAACTAATAAGTTTATCATTAACTGACTTTTTAAATTGTAGTGTATTAGATTTAAGGTTTATTGGTAAAGTATTCGTACCATCATAAATCCAAACTTGTTCTGCGAGTAACATTTCTCTTACGACTTCATTATGGTCTTCAGTATAGAATCCTGAATTAACAATTATTGATTCTTTTCCATTTGCCATAAACTTCTTTTCTTGATGCTTGCTTAATGCATAAGATGGTGCTCCACCAGAGTTTTCTATATCTAAAATGTTATTTTTAAACTGTTGTGAAGTAATATTTATGTTAGTCATAGATTTCTTGAAGAACCATAAATTTTGTAGTGCACCAAATTTATTATAGAATATTATATTTAATGGAGTGTATTTAGGCTCACATACTTTTTTAAGTGTTATAACAACGTCTGAATAAGAAGAATTGTCACTAGATATAGTTACAAAATCATTATTGTTTAAATCTTCACTATCTGTAATAATTAAGTATTGTATCTTTTGATTGGTATTTCCATTGTCTGTAATTATAACAGGAGTTTGCCCTGAACCCCAAGTTTCATTATAAGTGTCCCAAAAATCATCTGCATTATCCCAATTTATATCTGCACCTGCTGTACTTGTTAAGGTGGCTGTTACGGTCTCAGCTTCTGCGTAAATAGGAATCTTTATGTCTGCACCATCATTATAATAAACCGTAGTATTGTTTTGAAGCACCATAGGAGTTGTGTATTGTACACTTCTAGGGTTTGTGCCATCTTCAAAGTAGCCATATCCATCTATGCCTAAAAAAGTAGATGTATTTGTATCTTGAGAGTTTACCTGAACAATAGTTCCTGTTGAATCATAAATAGTAATGTCTGCATCTATCCATAAAGTGTCAGTTGCGTAGTTATTATACTCTGTTTCCATAAAGTCTCTGGCAAGCTCGCTTAATTCAAATACAACGTAAGGTTTAGCAAATAATATATAGTTTTCACCTGAAGCCATAATGTCGGAGCTTATAGATAAAGTTGTGTCGCTATCAATAGCAGTAACGCTTGCTGTTGTTGAATCTGTTGTGTTTTTTATAAAACTACCTACTTGAGCTGTAGTGTTAAAGTTTTGTGTACTATCAACTAATTTATTAGCTGTAGTAGAAGTTGCACTACCTCTATCTAATTCATCTAATAATTGTTCTTTGGTTAAAGTGTATCTTTTGTAAGATGCGTTTCTTTGTGCTGATGTACCAGTCCAAATATATAGTTCTAACTTTACAGAGCTCAAATCTGCATTAGATACCTTGAAGTAGAACGGACTTCTTGTGTTAATTATTGTTGACATTACTTATTGTTTTGGTTTCTATTGTAAATGTGTTATTTGTTTTTTTATAACCTAGTTTCTTTAAAACATTGTCTATATCCTCTTCTATATCTAAAGTTATAGGTTGGTTAATATTTTTTAGTTCTTTAAACTTTGATTCTACTAAATTACTAAGAAATCTAGTTGGATATATTCCTTTTAACTTTAATGATTTACTTATAATTTTTGCAATAGATGATATTTTATTTGTATCAGTTAAATTTAATGTTTTACCCTGTAAGTCTTTAAACCCTCTTTTGTTTTTAATCCATTGAATTAACTTGTCTTTAGAAACTTCAGTACTACTTGTTCCTTCATCTATTTCTTCTGCATAAGAATTACCTTCTATGTTTAATTCTAGTATTGATTTCCCCTTCTTTTCTTTCAGTTTTAAACTTTCCTGTAAACTTCCAGAAGCAGTAATATTTGTTGTTACTGGTCTTGAAGGATAATTTCTAGTTCTATCTTTTCTTGCTATTTCTACAACAGTGTTGTCTAATAAAGATTCTGTGTATTGTCTTAAATATTTTTCAGTATTTTCTAATCTAAAACTCATTAACAAGGAGATTGACCGTTAGCATTAATATCTGATATTTGATTGTTAGCAACAGTAATAGATAAATCTAAACTCCAACCAGCAAGTAAGTTTTCAAATCTATCTTCAAACATATTAGCACTGTAATCTGTATCTATTTGATATAAGTCAGAAAACAATTCTCCTCTTCTAAGTGCCGACTGTAAACCATTAACTACGGCAAATTGTGTGTTAAGTACATCTTGCTTATTATTTATATCGTGAAAATAATTATTTAAATCTTTTTTATCTAGTTTAGTTTCGTTT